TGAGCGAACTTAAGCGCAAAATCAGAGAACTGGAGGTTCTGGCCCATGGCTGTTAACCCGAAACAGATGATTGCCAATCAGACCGTGGGGGCATCAGTGACCACATTTTACACCGTGCCTTCCAATACCCTTGCACGAGTCAATGAATTACTCCTGTGCAACACCGACACCTCAGCCCGCACGGTGACGGTGCATTTTGTCCCCGCCGCAGGGTCGGCCGCAGCTTCGAATACCGTCCTTAAAAATGTCGTGGTGGCCGCAGGGGAAACGCGGTTTTTCGGGCTGGATCAGGTCCTTGAAGCCGGGGGATTCGTTCAGGCCGGAGCCGATGCCGCAAGCGTCGTCGCGGTCAGGATGTCGGGGCTTGAAATTGTCTAGTGTCCGGTCGACACATAAGAACTTCTTGCAAACCGATTCCGATCATACGATTGAGTTGCATTCGGGATTGACGGTCTGGAAAGATATCTTTTTCCCCATGGCCCCCCCGAAAACGACCGGCGCCGGAAACCCTACCCTTGTCACGTGGAACGGGAATATCCGGGGGTATTCGTTTGCCGTGGGCGACGCTCACGACTTCGACCCCCAGGAGTTTTCCCATGACGGGCAACAGGGATCGGCGGCGACGTGGCATCTGCATTTTATCAGCAGGACGGACGTGGCGGCGCTGCGGTATGTCAATTTTCAGGTGGAATATTCGCAGGCCAACAGGAGTGACGTTTACCCTGCCCCGACAACCGTTTCCATGGAGATTGAGATCCCGGCCGATACCCCGGTCAATACCCATTTCGCCGTCGATATCGGGGCGTTTATTTCGTCAAACATTGCATCTCAGATGTATTCCCGGTTGACGCGCATCGCCGCTGTCACCGGAGCGGAACCCGCAGACGATCCGGTCATCACGGGGTTGCACTACCATTATCAGATCGATACGATTGGCAGCCGGGAGATTTTCGCCAAATGATTCCCGCCGAATGGCTGGACCTCTATTTCAAGAAATCGGGTGACGTAGAGATGAGACCGACAACCTACGCCCATTCCTGCGAACAAGGCTTTGCGACGTGGGAGATTGGGGACGGGTTCATTCTGGTCAATCAGATGTTTGGGGATGGACGTTTTTGGGAGAAGTTTTTCCTCGACATGGGGAAGGCAATCAAACTAAATATCCGATTCGCCACCCGCCGAAATCCCAAAACGTGGGAACGAAAATACAACGCGAAGATTGTAGGGTACATCATGGAGGTTAAGCATGGGTGATTTCCAGAACATTTTAAACCCCGGAGCCGCCCTTATTGGGGGAGTGTCTGGCACTGACAGCGAAGCCTATGACTGGTTCAACCAGATTTCCGACCCCATGGATCTGTTCGGAGTCAGGGCCGGTAACACCAGAGACGAATCCTCCAACATCGCCATGCAGGGGGCGGCGGACTCTATCACCGCGCAAGAGGAAATGCGCCAGATCGTCGAGGAAATGCTGGGCCCTTATCGACAGGCTGGGCTGGATGCTTTGCCCGGGTTCAACGCCATGGCCGCAGGCGGAAACGCTGAAATGCAAATGTCGCCTCAGTACCAGTTTGAACGGCAGCAGGGCTTGCAGAATATCAACCGGGGTCTTGGGGCGCAGGGTCGGCGGATGTCGACCTACGGCGGCAAGCAGACCGGTAATTTCCTCAATGCCCTCGGGCAGGAAGAGGCAAACCGGCAGTACGGCTACAACCTCGACCCAATCAAGATTGGAATGGGGGCTCTCGGGACCATCGGCAACACCAACGCCAGTGCCGGTCAGACCGTAGGAAACACCCTGAGCCAAACGGGAAGCAATCTCAACTCCATCTATCAGAACTACGGGCAGAACCGGCAGAACTCGTTCAACCAGGCAGGCAACGCTATGAACGGACTGGCTTCTTACATGGCTTACAATAGTGGGCCTTCTTACAGCGCCGGGAACATGAACACGGTTTCTTCCAGCTACCCTGACTATGGGCAAGCAATCGCATAGGAGCAACAACCATGGCAATGATTGCCGGAGCATTAGGGTTTGCTGGTGGAGCCGCAGGATCGGAGGCGAACAACGCGGCAACGGTCGAAGGCGCGCAGACTCAGGCCGACATCGAGGCCATGAACCGGGCCTACCAGCGAAAACTCTTTGACGAGCAACAGGCGAACCAGCAGCCCTACTATCAGGCCGGATATGATGCCAACCCCCTATTGAATCAATTCCGAACCCAGGGGGGAATCGACCTGTCCAACAATCCCCTGTTTCAGATGCAGCAGCGCCTCGGCTCCGAAGGGTTGCAGATGGCAGGACAAACCCGACCGGGAACGCAAGAGTATTTCAACGCCATGAACAACGCAACATCTCAGACCCCGGCGTATCAGCGACTCCTCGACCTGCAAAAAGTGGGGCTTGGTTCGGCTGATACCGCAGGGAATTACGCCAATAACCAAGGTAACGCCATGGCGTCAAGCTACATGACGGGCGGGAACGCCATGGCAAGCGGTGCGATTAACTCCGGCAATCAGCGTCAGAGCCTCTATTCCAACCTTGCCGGTGGTGCCGCAAATCTCCCCGCCTATCTCAGTTACAACAACGCAGTCGGAGGGCAACGATAATGCCAGCATTTGACCCTTTCGGTTCCATGCTTCAGGCTCGGATGGCGTCGGACCAATTCAACCAAAAACAGGGGATGATCGATTACGAACGCTCCCGGCAGGACAAGATTGACGCCGCCAGGAAATCCGCTTTTGCCGACCCCAACATGGCAAACGGAATGCGGGCGCTCGGCGGGGCTGGTGATGTCGCCGGAGTCAACGCCATGGCCGGTATGGGGAACTATCAGACCAGCCAGGCCACCAACGCCACATCCCGGGCGCAGGAGATGCTTAAAGTTCTCGGCCCTCTTGCCTCTCGCCTCAAAAAGATTGACCCCCAACGGTTGCCTGAAGTCTACGCCGGGGTAGCGCAACAGGTTCACGGGATGTTCCCTGACGCCGGGGTGCCGCTTCAGTACGGTCCCGACGTGCCGGGTCTACTCGAATCGGTTGAGCAGATGTGGCAGAGTCAGCAGCAGGCGTTGACCCCGACGATGGATTTGACGGAAACCCCGGAGGGTTTTGCCTATATGGCGAAAACCATCCCAACCGGGAGCGAACCCCCGAAACCCATAAAGGTTGAGGGTTTCGACTCGTCCAAATCCCTCAAAAGCCAGCAAAAGGCCCTTGATGATGCCAAAAAAATGAAGTCAGAAAAATTCGATAACGCAGGTAAACTGCGGGCCGAATACATCAAGAGCTCAGGGGAGTTCGTCAAAGTTCGGGATGCTTTCGGCAGGATAAAGGCATCAGCCAGCGACCCTTCGGCAGCCGGTGACCTCTCCCTGATTTTCAACTACATGAAGGTTCTCGACCCCGGGTCGACCGTCCGGGAAGGGGAATTCGCCAACGCTCAGAATGCCGGGAGCGTCCCCGACAGGGTTTACAACGTATTCAACAAAGTCCTTTCGGGGGAGCGCCTGGCCCCCGAACAGCGGAAAGACTTTCTTGATCGGTCCAATAAACTCTACGGAACCGCCGAGCGGATCAACGGTCAACTCAAGAACGAATATACCCGGCTTGCCAAGAGAAACGACATCGACCCGGAGGATGTGATAGTCGAATACAACATAGGAGACGAGCCCCAGGCATCACCGGATTACGTCCCGAAAGATGGGGACACCATTACGAACCCGACAACCAAAGAGCGGATGGTGTTCAAAAACGGCGCATGGGAGAAAATGTAATGGCAAATATCCCGGAAGGCTTTGTGATGGACAAACCCGTGGGGGCAATCCCTCCCGGGTTTACTCTCGACTCGGTGCCAGAAAAAGAACCGCAGGGGCAAGGGAACATCCTACAACGAACCGGCAAACTTGCTCTAGATATGGGGAGGAATCTGCCCAAAAGCTCCTTTGATCTCCTCAACAACATGGGTCTGGCGTTGATGCACCCCCTTGATTCAGCCCAGGCGTTGGGGGAAATCGCCTTTGGCGGGGTTGAAAAACTCGTCCCCGGCAAACAACCCCATGAGCAGCAATTCAGCAAGGTGGCCGATTTTTTCAAGTCCCGGTACGGGTCACTCGAGAACCTCAATAAAACGATTGCCAGCGATCCGGCTGGCGTCATGGCCGATATGTCGGCCCTGTTGACAGGGGTGGGCGGTGCGACCAAAATGGTCGGCGGTCTGGCAGAGATGCCCGGGCTGGCCGGTGCGGGGACAACCATGGTCAAGGCCGGGGCAATGGCTGACCCCGTGAATCTTGCCGTAACCGGGGCGGCGAAGCTGACCAAGGGCGCCCCTGAGGCCATGTACGCCTCTGCCTCGAAAATGGGCACGACAAAAGGAATGCCGGAGCGCCGGGCAGCTGTGGGTAAGGCCCTAGATGAAGGGCTGATGCCCACAGAGGCAGGGCTCGGAGTCCTGAAGGATAAAAAAAACATTCTGTACACCAAACTGAATCAAATTATCGACGGCGCAACGGAGGCAGGCGGAACGATCCCGAGAGATAAACTGTTCTCCAACATGCGGGAAGCCGTTGACACCGCCGCCGCTGGCCCCAATTCAGCAACCGTCAAAAAACAGATTTTTAACATGATGGGGCAACTGAGGAAGGAATGGCCCAAAGTTATCACCCCTCGCAACGCCCAAGATATAAAGGTCAGCTTCCAGCGGGCGGTAAAAGAGGCCAACTACGGGCACGTAACCCCCGGGGTCAAGGATGCACAAAAACAGGTCGCCAGGTCGGCAAGGCAACTCCTCGAAGATAAATATCCCGAAGTCAGGGGAATCAACAAGGAGCTCTCCGAGTATAAAAACCTCGAGGCAGAGCTTGAAAAAGCCGCAAACCGTATCGGCAACCGCGACCCCATGGGGATGACGAAGATGCTGTTCACTGGATTCGGGGGGGCTGCTGCCGGGTCTGAAGGAATGGCGGCAGGCCTTGGTCTTGGTCTGCTTCTTGATCCAAGGGTGCAGTCAAAACTCGCTATTTTATTGAAAAGCCTCCAGAAAAAGGGGATCAACCGGAACCCGAAGATTTACGCGGCAAGAGAGGCCACCAGACAGGCGGGCCAAATGAAAGAAGGCAACCCACAACAGGAGCAACAACCATGATGCCACGCCCCCCGAAGAAGCCCGCCCCGAAGCCCGCACCCGTCAAGGGTGGTACGGGCGGCAAATGCAAGCCGTCTCACGGCGGCAAGAAAAAATAACTCGCGCCACTGCTGCGGATCCCCCATGCCTACAACTATACCAGATTTAATTTACATGTCGATGTCTGCCCTGGTCCTGCTAGGCATGGGGGTTATCGGTTGGGTGGTCAATAAGGGATTTGATTCCAACCGTGAAACATTGACCGGAGTTGCCCGAGAGATAAGCGGGTTGCGAACGGAGCTCAAGGACGAAAGAGAAGACCGTTTAGTCTCGTACGGGCAGATAATGGCAGCACAGGCAAGCCACAAGGCCGTTTGTGACGAACGGCACGGCGGATTGCGGAAAAGGACCCCAATGAACGACGGGAGTGAACAATAAGAAAGGATAATTTGATGCCTGCTTTCAGCAAATCATCAACCGACCGATTGTCAACCTGCCATCCCGATTTGCAGCGCCTTTTCAACGAAGTGGTGAAGCGATATGACTGTACCATAATCGAGGGGCACCGAACCGACGAACGGCAGGCGCAGCTCTTTACGGAGGGCAAGACGAAGATTCGCAAAGGGGGGAAGCACACATTCATCCCCTCCCTCGCCGTCGATGTCATGCCCTACCCGGTGGATTGGAAAGACGACAAAACCCAGCGCGAAAGGCGTATTCATTTTGCCGGTATCGTCAAGGGGGTGGCTCACACCATGGGCATTCGCATTCGATGGGGGGGCGATTGGAACCAAAATGACCATATCGAATCCGGGGATGATTGGGACATGCCTCACTTCGAACTATTGGAGGGATAGATGCTAGGTGGAGTCGTGGGGCGCCTGTTCGGGACGGACAAGGCAATAGACAACCTGATGGACAAGGACAGCGGGCTCCTGGCCAAGGCGGGCGGGTGGGTCGGTGGACTCTCCTACACCGCCGAAGAAAAGGCCGAAGCAGACAGCAAGACGCGGGAATGGGGCTTAAGACAGCTCGAAGCCCTCGCCCCCTTCAAAGTGGTACAAAGGATTCTCGCCTTCGCCGTCGCCGCATTCTGGATTTTCGTCGGGCTAAACGTAGTCGCCGCCATCTGGATTGAGGCGATCACCCGGGAACAAGTCATTTTCAACGGGCAGATGGTGTGGTCTTCCATTAACGCCGCAACCCCGCTTCTTGATTTCGCCATGTCCAACTACGTATTCTGGCCGGCCATCGCCGTATTGGGGCTCTATTTCACAGGGGGGGTTCTTCCCCACGAAGGAAAATCATAGAGGTATCCCTTCCGTCCAGTCGATGCCCCTTGCGAGCAGATACCCCGGCAGGACTTCCAGCCAATGCCTGCCGAGCCGGGAGTCAAGTTCTGAAACGACGAAGCGGGCCAGCGCCACGTCGGCCATCCGGTCAAGCTTGGATTTTGACCCGAGCATGTGCCCGTCTTTTCCGTGTTCCATCTGGTGGCAGGTGTTGCAGGCGCTGTGCGCGTTCCACTGCGGTTTGATGCCAACCCCCGCCCCTTTCGACACCCGGCGAACGTGGGCGGGGATGCTGTAGTAGTGAGATTCCCCGTCGAACCATGGGACTGCGCCGCAATGGTCGCAGGGCTGTTCCTTGAGCCAGTCAAGGAAAGGCCTGTCCTTCCCTGACCGTGATCCCAAGAGTTGAAGGAAGGTCAGGTTGCGTTCCTCCACGCAGGTATTCAGCCATTGTTTGATATCCACAGGTCTCTTCACTTAAACCCTCCCGCCTTGTCGATCATGAACATCACCTGATTGCAAACGTCCACCCCCTCCGAGGCAACGAACATCCTCAACTGCCCCAACCGGTCAGGGTCCCGGCACCGCCTCAAATGCCAAAGAGCCCCCGCAAACTCGAACAACTCCCCGAGCAGCCCCCGCCAGAGTTGCCACCACGTCATTTTGCGCCAATGGCCTTTTCTTGCGTTGCGACCCAGGGAAAGCGTCAGTCTCATATTGGCGGCGATTGCGGCTATCTCTGCGGCCCCCCTACTTGTCGGCATTTCTCCCCCCGTTCAAAATACCCTCGTCTTTCTGCCGCACATGTTGGCACTTCCCGACCGGGGCATATTTGATATACCTCTCGTTTTTAATCAGGTAGAGCCTCGACCCGTTGACGATAGACGGGGATTCGGAAAGCACATCGAATATCATTCCCATGTGGCGGACTTTCATGGTGCCCCCTTTCTCACTTCAGCCGGGCAATCTGCCGTGCTATGGCCTTTTGGTCCCGCTTCAAGGATTCCAGTTTCTCGGCCCGCTTCTCAGCTTTTTTCTTCGCCTTGAATGCCCGGTTGCGCTCGTCCCTTTTCGCCTTGGCGATTCGCGCTGCACACGGTTCACAGCATGCCGACTTGAGCTTTCGCAGGCCGAGCAGGTGCCACGACAACGAGGGCGCACCGCAGGGGCAGGGCTCATCCGGGAATTTCGGTACGACCTTCGGCTTTGCCTTCCATGTGTACTTGCTCGGCGGCGCCGCCTTCTTACCCGACATCGCCAGCCCGGTAACGCAGGTTGTGACGACACATCCCCCGTCGCCGGTTTGCCGCGCCAGACATTCCGCCTTCCGGAAATTGTTCTCCCCCTTGGCCCAAAGGTCAGGGCAAATCATGTCGTAGGGCTTAATCCCTGCCGGATTGGAAAAGTCCCGCGAATCGCCTTCGTAGTAGATGCCGAGTCCGACCGCCTGGAGCAGGTCGGGAAAACTTGTGTGGCCCATTGGCTCCTCCTTAAGAATAACAGATCATGATTTTCCGAGGATCGCATGCCGAACCTGGTCTGCGCATCCGAGTGGGTCTTTTTTGAGCATCGTCGGGGAGAAGTGGAAGACTGCCCATCCCCGTTCCGCATAGAGATTCATCTTGACCTTATCCGCGTCCGTCGCATGTCGCCCCCCCCTGAAAGCATAGCCGCCGCCGTCGATCTCCACGGCTATCTTGGTGGCAGGGTGGGCAAAGTCGGCTCGGAACCGGCGACCCTCGCAAAACCGGTACTCGGGGACCAGCTTCTCCTTGCACCCGGCGAGTCTCCACGCTTGGGCAAACAGTTTTGACTTGTCGACACTCATGCACCCCCTTGAAGCAATTTGATATGCGGCTCGTTGTCGTAAATCACCGCAGCCGCTTCCATGTCGACCCGCCGCGATAATTCCCCGTGCCGCCGCGACCAATCGTACCAGAACAGAAACGCTGCGACGGCATCGCGAATGTACAGCAGCCGGTACTCCCTCCTGAAAATACGATAATTCATGGTCCCCCTGTGACAATTTGCGCTGATATGGCGCAGTTCGGCTATTACATGTTATGCGCTCAAAGTTCTTTCTCTCCACGAATAACCGCATTCACATTTTTTCAACAAATGATCTATTTTGGCGGTCAGTTTATAAAAATAGTCATACTCTGATGCGTTGATAAATTCGTCATCCACACGAACAAATGATGACGAATTTATCAACGCCCCTTGCGACACAAACTTTACGTCATTTTCTTTAGACCCACACTTTTCGCATTGCTCCATATCGTCTCCAATCCGCGCCTAACCCAAGATTTCAAGTCGGACGGAATAAAAGGTTTCCCTCGATTCGGCGGCACGACGCCGCCGATTAAATCTACCGTTATGTGAAATCAATTTTGATACTGCTCGGGGTTTTTCGGGACATCACATTTCTGATTTTGTGGGCATTCGCCACACGCCTCAGCGTCAAAGATCGGCCCAGCAGACTCACAACCGCAACCGTACATTTCACCTTCAGGTACATCCATTACTGTGCAGTCGTGACAAATACACTCTTTGAATTTCATGGCTTCCTCTCTACGGTTCGTCGGTGTAAAGTTTTACCGGGCAACCTTTGGCATAAACCATACTCGTGATGGTTTCCCATCCTTCACTGTTGGGGTCCCAAGTCTCAACTCTCGAATCCCCACAGCCTTGATCTTCGAGTAACTGCATACGTTCTTTCAACTCGGTAACCGTCATACAACCCCCCCCCCACATAACTATCCAATTCAGCGAACGGAATTGGCTTGACTGCTCCTCGTTAAAATCTTGTCGATCCTCGCCCGGCCCGTCGCCGTGCGCTGATCGAGGGCGTTAGCCAGCGAACCACTGAATAAAAACAGTCACACCAGCCACAATAAGAACGATCCACACAACCTCTTTACGGGCGGCATCTACCCCACGATAGAATGCATCGACTTCCCGTTTTTCATGTTCGCATCCAAGTAGGTCGGCCAAATCAATATGGCACTGTCGGGTCAATCTTTCGATGTCAGGCATAATTCCATCTCCGAGATATTGGCTAACCATCCAATTCAGCGAACGGAATGGACAGCAGTGATCCCCGATGAACCGACAAGCATTCCTTGTCAGTTCGTCGCCGTGCGCTGATCGGTGCCGTTAGGCGCTAAACAAGATTATTCAACATCTCGTCAAGTTCAGATAGTGATGCGCGCCGGGTGTATTCTCTCAACTCTGCCTTTATTGCCATGTATTTTGTTGCAATTTCTTGTTGTGAAACGGCAATCCATGCCCCTTTCGGCGTACCTCGCCAGCAAAGAATTCCTTTTATGATCTTTTCTTCATAATACATTTCGTCTCCGATCCGCGCCTAACCCAGCGCTCAACTGGACGGGTTTACCATCAGTGCTAAAGGCGCGGCCCGTCATCCGCCGCCAGTTAGCTTTCATCGTTATTTCCCCTGTTTCCCCGCTTTCCTGAAATAGAGGTCCAGCCCCCGCCTGACGATCTCCGACAGGGAAACCCCGCTTTTCTCCGCCTCAGCATCGAGCCGGGCCTTGTACTCTTTCGACAAGATGACGTTCTGCCTCATGTGTTCCTCCGTTGTTTGAGTCCCCTACACAATAAACAAAAGTGCGCACCTTGTAAAGAAAAAAGTGCGCACCGTTGAATAATAATTTTCGCGTTGTGAGTTATGTCCCCATGGCATTCATATCGGCAACTCCATATGATTCGGGTCCGCCTGTTCTGGCTTGAGTGGTGTTCCTATCTCCACAAAAGCCGTGCAGCAGGGTTGTCCGTCCGATCCATATACCCACTCGGGCGGGTTGCGGCCGCACAGTACGTCAACGATAACCGGGCAGCCTGTGCCGTCCTCCTGCCCCTCCCCCCACACCACATCCTTCTGGCAACGCTCACACCATACACTGTCGAACGCCCATCCTTCTTCCCCGTTGGTGGGACAATATAGATCCCCCGGTGCCCCTGCAAAAAAGCAGATATTCGGTTTCATTTATCCTCCTTCGCGTTGTGAGTTAATCCCCCATGGCCTCCCGGTGGCGGTCCTCCGGGCGGGGGAGGACAATCCCTTTCCCCATATCGTCCCGGTCGATGTCGTTTAAATACTCGGTAAATTGATCTGAGCTGGCCTTCGTCGTGCTCGTCAGTTCGAGAATCTGCGCCGCCAGGCTTGCGGCCTCGGACTTCATCCCCGCGCTGTGTACCGTCCTGACGGCGGCGATCATCCCCGCATACCCCAGGTCGTCGCGTTCGTAGATCGGCACGAGAAACTTCTTCTTGAGCCGCAGGTGGATCTCATCTTTTGTCTCTCCGAGTTCCCCGGCGATGATGGTTATCCACAACCACATAAGTGAGTTTTGGGCGCCGGTGCGGTCCTTTTTGATCTCCTGAATTACCACCTCGTGACGCGGCTCCAGCGGGAGGGACCGGATTACTTCGCAGGCCCTTTCCGCTGTCGCCTCGTTGATGATCTGTATCTTGGTTTTCATGTCAGGGACAATTGGGATTGTGGTATCAGGGTTTTTCCGATAATCTCGGCAAAAGCCTCTACCCTGGTCTTGGCAAGAAGATAAACGTCCCGATATGGTAGACGTCTATCCATGCCGTCGACGAGGGCTTTCATCACAATCATGTCTGCGGATTTGATTGTTGACAATTGGTGGATGTCCAAGGCATTCCGCAGGTTGGGATATTTCTGCTCCAGAAGGAACATGGCCTTGTTTTCCATTTTCGAGATATTGGCATAATACATTTCGGCCTTGGTGCTGCCCTGCGACTTGGCGTAATCGACAAACGTCCTGATTGTGTCGGTTGCGATTAACCTCGTCTCCTTCCCGGCATTTCGTGTCTCGAGCCATTCCGCGTTATGGGGGTTGGATGCAATCCGTATCAACTCCCGACGCATACGATAAAAACCGCGGGTCAACTTGAGTTTAAACGGAACCACCTTGTCAGAGTTCCGCATTAGCGTAATCAAAAACGTTGACTGCTCTTCGTCCAGCCGGCAAAACGACGTTGGGCGCCCCCCTGACTTCCGCGTCTCAAAAGTGAAAGTCCGTATGCCCTGGAACGCGTCTTCGTATTTTTTGATTAGCTCAAGAATAGCCTTGTGCTCTACGCCTAGCCCCTGCCAAATGTCCAGCGTTGAAACCATCGGTATGCCTTGAGACAACCTCACCAATTCGGTCATGTCTGTTCTCCTTTATTTGCAATAAAACCCAAAGCCAATTTATCCACAAATAAAGGAGAAGTCAATAAAATTCAAGGCAGCGGGGCCGGGCAGTCATCTGATATTGTCCTTGAAAATCAGAAATCATGTCGGTCTGTCCTCTGTTGTCTTGTAGGCATAGAAGCACTCCGGGAGGGAGACGTTCTCCGTGATGCCGTACTTGAAAAACATCGGTGCAATATCCTTCACTTTGTGTCCAGCCAAGCCGCACCCGACTTGGGTTACGAGAAACCCCAGCTCAGGGTGGGAAGCTGCGCATCTCAGGAACTTGTGAACCTGGAGGTCGATGGCCTCCAACCCGAGCTTCTTGAGACGGTGCCCGACAGTGGCCAACCCGTAAGATTGGCCCATGAGACCGACTCCCTGCCCGGGTTTGGCGCCGAATTTTTTCAGGGCAGTCAGAGCAGCGCCCTTACCATGGCGGCCGTCGTAGTTAGAACCAAAGACGAAGATCTCGTTGGGCTTCAGCCTCGTGATGTTCTCCGGTGTTATTTTGTTTTGCATCTTATCCTCTATCGATGGAGATCTGCGCATTGAAGACGGTCGTTTGTCCCCTGCGATCAGCGACGGCAGCATCATGTGTAGGGTCCTTATTTGGGGGTTAAGTGGCGTTCAGATCCGCGATGACCTGTTCGACGGCGCGATTGAAAAGAACGGCGGCATCTTCGAGAATCTTGATCTGCGCATCGTCCCGGGCGACGCGGATGATCTTGAGTTGCAAGTGCTCCGGGAAGGCCGGTTGGTAGCTCTCGAAGTCGACCCAGGGGGCCCCGGTGGTTGACATTTGCCATTGCATCTGGAGAATGTAGTCCCTGTCGATCTGCTCGGTCAGGAGATAGCCGAGATGCGTTGCGGCCTTCGGGCATTTAAACTCGGCGAGGCCCTGAATAACGCCTCCGTTCATGACGATGCCGTCAGGGCTGCAACCGGCCATGGGGATCGTCGGATGGTCAACCCATGCGATTTCTTCCACGGTGTTCCCCGTTTCGAACTCGTAGCAACTCCGCGCCGCCGGTTCCATCTCGATGCCGTTTTTCATGTCGAAAGAGCAGAAGGTTTCTTCGGTTCTGCCGGTCATCCGTTCGAGGGCCAGCTTAACCAGGCAATTCCGATACCCGGCCATGGTGGGCTTCATGAGGATGTCGGCCATGTGCGTTGCGCCGATCTTGCCCCGCTTGAGGTCGAACCATTGGGGCGTTCCTTGTTGAATCGGTTCCATCACTCGCCCCCCTTGCGCTTGCTTTCCAACTTCTCGATGGCGGCGGCGTACTTCGATGCCGGGAGCTGGTAGACGTTTTCGATCTTGTAATAGGTGCAAAAAGGCTTCTCCGCAACCCCAACCTGATCCATGAGTGCTTCGAGGTCCATTCCCTGGTTCTCGGTAATCGTTTCAACCACCGGATCCTCGGATGCCTTCCCGTCGTCGTCCTGATCTTCCACCGCCAGGCCGGTCACAGCCAGAACCGTATAGCGTTGCAGGTACGTTACCGCGCTGGCAATTTGCTGGATGGCGTTCTTTTTGCCGCTGTCGTCCTTCCCGGCGATCATCGAAACGCTCACCGAATGGCCCATGCTGTGCGTCATGGTGCATGTCACGGTGATACTGGCACCGTCCTGAACGACATCCCACCGATGGGAGAGGCCGTGGCGGGAGAGGACGGGGGTGATGATCTTCACGATGTTTCCGAGGCTGGCGTGTTTGTATCCGGTGAACGTGCCGTCCTTATTCGTGAATCCGACCTCTTTGGTTTTGAAAATCCGGACGCTTTCCTCTTTGAAATCAGCGACGGCAGCATTGAAAGCCTTCTTGGCCTCGTTTTCCTCCCACCGAAGTTGAAGGTCAAAAAACTGTTGCATCTGTTCAATGCTGGCGTTCGCGGCCAACCCCTGCTGAATGAGGACCATCGGGGTAATAGCCTGGGGCTGAACGGTCATAGCGTTGGATTCGACCACCTCGGCATCAATGGCCGCCCCTTTCGCGTTTCTTTTTTTCGGTTTTTTCATGTCACTTCTCCTTGGGCTTGAATTCGGTTCCGAATAGCCGCAGGATGTGGACCACACAAAAGCGGCGGAACTTGTTGGTCATCCGGTAATATTTGCGGGGTCCGATATTGCCGACGAAACAGGGTTTATTCTCCGAGATAACGACGTATTGCATGGTTGCCTCCTTGGTTGTAAAGCGTTTAGACATCCTCACAGCGCCACCCACGCGACAAGAAACATGCCGACGATGGACGCCAGTCCGACCAGAAACCCGACCATGTTCGGCGCATACGCCTGTTCGCAGCTCGGGCAGAGTTTCCCCCGACGAGTGGCCGTGAGCACTCCGTAGCGGTCGCAGATCGTGCAAAATCCTCTTACTTGCATAACTCCCCCTTTTCCTTGAGATCGTCCGCCGCCGCGTTGACCCTCTCGTTAAACAGTTCCCGCGTATCCCCCGGGCGGTATCGACACGCCTCTTTGATGGGGCACGTTGTCTGGCACCCGTGAAGTAGGTTGTCGTCACAGATCCGGGTCGCATTCTCGTTCATCGTTTTCCCCATGTTTATTCTCCGTGTCCGTCACAGTCGCAATTGATGTCCCGTTCCCCGCACCTATTGCAGGTCGGAAATTCCTCCGGCTCAAAAGCGAAAATGTCATCATCGGCACTTCGCAACCTGTTTTTGTCGGCTGTCATTTGCTCCCTCCCTGGCAGGCCCGATGCACCGGTTTCATCTCCCCCTTCACCTGCCGGTAACATTTATCCATCTTGGGGGTGATGTCTCCCCCACACTCGCCGCATTTTACCGTTTCCTGTTTCATGGTTTCCTCCTCCTGTTGATGTTCGATGGCTAAACTTAGCACCGGATAAAACGGATTGCAAGCGAAAAAATACAAGAAAAAGCCCTTGCACTATTATTTTTCTTCTGCTATGTTTCCGATACACACAAACCTTCACAGGAGGACACAATGACCATCGGGGAATTAAGACAAGCAGCAGGACTCACTCAGCAGGATTTGGCCTTTGAGATTGGCGTAACGATCCGCACTATCGCCAACTGGGAAAACCGCCAACTGGGGGAACTGAAAACGTTGCAGCGCAACGCTGTCCTGCGGTTTGCGAAAAAACACAAACTCACGTTGGACTAATCGGAGCTAATAACATGGAATATTCTGCATTCTTGGAAACAAAAACAAGAGTCAATGTGCCAACTGGTTTAATTGAAATTCCGGCGATCAGCCCGATGCTTTACGATTTTCAGGCTGATTTGGTTCGGTGGGCACTACGGAGAGGCAGGGCGGCTCTGTTCTGCGATTGCGGGTTAGGGAAAACGCCGATGCAGCTAGAATGGGCTCGGCACATTCCGGGGAACGTCCTCATTTTGGCGCCGCTGGCGGTATCCATGCAGACCGTGGCCGAGGGGCGCAAGTTCGGAGTTGACGTGAAATATTGCCGCGACCAGGCAGACGTTTTGCCGGGCGTCACCATTACCAACTACGAAATGCTGGACCACTTCGACCCGTCGTTTTTTACCGGGATCGTACTGGATGAATCATCTATCCTTAAATCGTTCACCGGCAAAATTCGCAACAGCATCATTGATTCGTTTGCCGACACCCCTTTCCGTCTGGCATGTACGGCAACCCCTGCCCCTAACGATTTCATGGAACTCGGCAACCATTCTGAATTTTTGGGCGTCATGAATCGGTCCGAAATGCTGGCGATGTATTTTATCCACGATGGAGGGGAGACGGCAAAATGGCGACTCAAGGGCCACGCTGAAGAACCTTTCTGGCAATGGATCTGTTCGTGGGCCATGAACGTTAGGCGCCCTTCTGATTTGGGGTATTCCGACGATCTGTTTGTGCTTCCCCCCATGGAAATTCACAGTCACATTGTCAAGGTCAATGAAGCCCCTGACGGTTTTTTATTCCCGGTCGAAGCATTAACCCTTTCGGAACGGCAGATGGAAAGACGCGCGACAACGGATATCCGGGCGCAGACGTGCGCCGACTTGGTGGCAACTAAGCCCGACGAGCAATGGCTTATTTGGTGCAATCTGAACGACGAGAGCGCGCAACTCAAGGCCATGATCCCCGGAGCCGTTGAAGTCAAGGGGTCAGACTCCATCGAGCACAAAGAAAAATCACTTTTGGGATTCGCCACAGGAGAAGTTAGAATCCTTGTCAGTAAGCCGAAAATCGCCGGGATGGGGCTGAACTACCAGGGGTGCCATAACATGGCATTTGTCGGGTTGTCTGACTCATACGAACAGTTCTACCAGGCCGCGAGAAGATGTTGGAGATTTGGCCAGAAGTCATCCGTTGATGTTCACGTCATCACCGCCGAAACGGAAGGCGCCGTGGTTCGGAACATCCAACGCAAAGAAGCCGATGCTATGCGAATGGCCGACAACATGCTGAAACACATGAAGGGAATTGAAATGGAGAACCTGAAACCGCAGGAGACAAAGGGACTCGAATACGTGGAGAATGTTGTGGATTCGGAAAACTATACCCTCTATAACGGCGATAACTGCGAAGTCATCAAAAGGATTGCCGACGAAAGTATCGGGTTCTCGGTTTTTTCCCCTCCATATCTTTCGCTTTTTACGTATTCGTCATCCGACCGGGATATGGGGAATTCTAAAACGGACGACGAGTTTTATACCCATTTCCTTTACCTCATCAAGGAACTGTACCGGGTAACGAAGCCAGGGCGGCATGTGGCGGTGGACGTGATGAACGTCCCTGCCATGAAAGAGCGTGACGGATTTATCGGCCTGAAGGATTTCAGGGGGTCGGTCATCCGTGATTTTGTCGGGGCTGGATTCATTTTCCATTCCGAGCATTGCATGTGGAAGGATCCACTGATTGAGGCAACCCGGACCAAGGCCCTCGGCCTGATGCACAAACAACTTTGCAAAGACTCATCCATGTCTCGGGCAGGGATACCTCAATATCTGTTATGTTTCCGCAAGCCGGGCGAAAATGCTGAACCCATCGCACACCCGGACGGCCTGGAATATTTTGCCGGGGAGGATGCCCCTGAACATGGCAATATGAGTCATGAGCGATGGAGACGTTACGCTTCGCCTGTTTGGATGGATATCAACTTCAATCGCACCCTGAACTATCGGGCCGCCAGGGAGAACAACGACGAACGGCACATATGCCCCATGTCGTTGGATATCATCGAAAGGGCTATGTGGTTGTGGTCCAACCCTGGGGATGTTGTTCTGTCCCCCTTTGCCGGGATCGGATCGGAGCTGTTTGTTGCTCTACAAATGGGGCGCAAGGCTATCGGGATTGAACTGAAGCCATCCTATTTCGCCCAGGCCGTCATCAATTGCAAAGAGGCCGACACTACCACTGCCATGCAACATAGTTTGTTCTAGGGGGCAGCAAATGAAACTTTCCGATGAATTATTCACCCGCGAGTTTTCGGGGCCAAGGACGGCAAGAAGCGGCCCATACAAAGTCGGGGTCAAGGATCTGATTCAATATCGCGCCGGGGAAATAAAGAAGATGGAATGTCCCTACATTATCGGGACCGTCAACGCCGATGCGTATTTTGGTGGAGTGGAAGAAGGCCGGAGAATTTGGGCTGCGCACATCGACAGGACAAGGCATTTATCCCTTGTCTCCACCCCCTGAAGATGCTACTATGCTCGGGCAGTTGAACAAAAAAATCAAAGCCATTTATCGCGGTTGCCGGATTGTGATAGAATGGATTACCAATTTCCCTTTGCGGGGAAGGTAAAGGTTCGGTTTAAGTCGCCCCGGCAGGCGCTTAGACCGAACCTTTTTTATTGCCAAAAAGGAGATTCCATGGATTACGAATCGTATCACGTAGAAGTTTATACCACTGACGGAAACAGGGTATGTATCCGTCAAGAACTCGGCGGGCACGAAGACAAAATAATTCTTCACCCTCAACAAATTCCCATGATAATCAAGTGGCTCAAAATATTAGCCAACGACACTATCTCGTAATATCTATTTTTTCTGCCCACAGGAGGGCCGATGCAGCAAGGATATCTTAGACTCTATCGGTGCATGATGGATAAGGGGTGGTCCCGAGATCCCGACTATGTGGCCGCCTGGATTTATATCCTAATGAGGGGAGGATATAAAGAGGCCGAAGCCCTACTTGACGGCAAAATCGTTATCCTCCAGCCGGGTCAATTTGTGACCTCGCGGCGGCAAATGTCAATCAACACAGGCATTCAGGAGAGTAAAATAGAACGGATATTGTCATGTTTTAAAACTGAACAGCAGATTGAACAGCAGAACAAGTCAAAATACCGAATAATTACAATAACTAACTGGCATAAATACCAAGCGAGTGAACAGGTGAATGAACAGCAAATGAACAGCAAACGAACAGCAGATGAACAGCAAGTGAACACAGATAAAGAAGGGAAGAAGGAAAGAAGGAAAGAGAAAGAACCTAAAACCCTTTCTTCATCTCCCGATGAAGCAGGCGAATTTTACACGACGAAAAAGAAAAGGAAATTAGCAGGTAAGCGGCTCGAAGCATTCATTCAGTTTTGGGAAGCCTTTTCCTACCGATCAGGAAAAGCCGAAGCCGCCGACGCATGGATGGACATCCCCCACATGACGCAGGGGATACTTTCCGACATTCTCGCCGCTGCCAAAGCAGAAGCCGCCACTAGACCATCACGCATTGCGGCAGGGAGTACGCCTAAAATGGCACAGGGATGGCTAACGGCTCGAAGGTGGGAGGATACCCTTCCTGATAGTATTCCGACATCACATGGGGCCGCATACAAGCCATTCGAGGATTTAACCGGGTAATCTTCGCGCTGATATTTTTTGAGACAGGAGGACCATGGACAACGAAAAAAGTTTATTAGGGTGCTGTTTCCTCGAAAACGAGGCCGTAGATATCGCCCTATCTCTCATATCCGCCAATGATTTCGCCCTGCCACATCACCGGGCCATTTTCGCGGAGATGGTGGAGATGTCCGAAAAGCGGGTGGACATTAACATGGTGACGATCACAACGGAGATGGAGAAAACCGGGAATCTCGCAGATGTCGGCGGGGCGGCATATCTCGGGGAGTTGCTGACTTTTGCCCCATTCTACACCGAAAACAGCCTGAGGTATTACGCGGCCCGAATCATCGAACAGGCCACCAGGCGCAAACTCCGGGGGATTGCCGAGGCGATAAAGCGCAACGTCGACACGATGGACGCGATGGAGTTGAAGGCTAAAATCGAAGAGGCAATTTACGGCTTGTCCGTGGAGCAAAAAGCCGGGCCCCGGCACGTCAAGGACACGCTCAAGGATGTCTACAAGCAGATGGAATACAGCCACTCAAACAAGGGCGTTATCACAGGGCTGGAAACGGGGATTTCCAGACTCGACGCGGCGATGTGCGGGCTCAATAGGTCGGATTTGACGATTATCGCCGGGCGACCAGCCATGGGGAAGTCGGCCATTGCCGGGAACATCGTGGAGAACGTGAGCGTCAAGAACGGAAAACAGAGCCTCATTTTCTCCTGCGAAATGTCGACGGAGCAATGGGCCAAGCGGATCCTCTATTCCCTCGCTCGGGTCGACGGGGCGCGGGCACGGATCGGGAACTTTACTCAGGGCGATTGGCCGAGACTGACACACGGGGCGGAGCAGCTGCGGGCGTCGGGTGTCTGGATTGACGACACACCGGGAATCAATATTTCCGAACTCAGGGCCCGGGCCCGAACTCTCCACCGGAAGGCCGGGCTTGAACTTGTCGTGGTTGACTACCTCCAACTCCTCACGGGCAACGGGGACAGCCGCCAGCAGGAAATCGGTAGCATCTCCCGGGGGCTCAAAGGGCTGGCGAAGGAACTCAATATCCCGGTGATTGCCCTCTCCCAACTCAACCGCAAACTGGAGGACCGCACCAACAAGCGGCCGACCATGAGCGACCTGAGGGAATCGGGGGATATTGAACAAGACGCCGACAACATCCTCCTGCTGTACCGGGATGCCGTTTACAACCCGGCGGCACCAGAGGGGGATGCAGAAATCATCATCGGCAAGCAGCGGAACGGGCCGATAGGGACAATCCCGGCAACATGGATCGGGGGATATTCACGTTTTGAAAATTGTGAGGAGAGACGAAATGACCGAACTTGAAAAACTCCAGGAGGCCCACGCCGCACTCGAATCCCAATGGCGGGAGCAGCGGGCGGAGATTATCAAACTGAAGGCCGCAATCCGGCAAACGCTGGA